AGTGGTTGCATGAAATCTCCCAAGGATAGAGTTAAATGCTTTTCCTCCTGGTCCAAGATCATCAGTATATGCACCACCACCTTTAGCACCTTTATTAATATCCTCTTGGTTCCAATTCATTTTAACTTCACCATTCTTATCAACAATCAATCCAGATTTTTCCAGAGTTTTATCAATGGTAAGTTGACGCATCCTGTCAACTTCAGGATTACTCATAATTTTGAATGGTTTTCCAAGAGGACCTAATAAAGCTTTAACGAAAGTCATGTTCCTCATCATACTAGGATTACTGGTTGGAATTGGAATCAACCCCTTATCCATAACATCCTGTAAGGGAGAACCTTCAGGTAAAGAATCAATAATACTATCTGAAATTTTTATTGTCTCATCCATAGCAGTAGCATTTGCTGCTGCATAATCTTGATATGGTTTACTTCCAGTAGCAGAAATAAGAGTGTCAAAAGTACCCCCGACTGCTCCGGTTGCCACATTCTTCGCTGATTCAGCGGCACCCATCAAATCCTTTTGCATCTGACCGCTTTCATAATAATTGACCACATCATTGGCGACTTGCTGACCTGCATTAAGAAGTCCACCAGCAAACTGTTCAGCTTGTCGATAAGAACCGACTGCTAAATTTTCTAGTGTTATTTGTGACTGTCGAGCAACCTCTTGTGCTCCCATTGCAAGACCAAGTAATCCCTCTTCTATTCTTGGAATTAACTCAAGTCCTTGGCGAATTAAGCTTTCAAGTCTTTCTTCTACTTCTCTCTGTCCCCTCACTCCATAGTTTATTATCTCATCAAGACTTGGTAAATATGGTCCACCTTGACCGCGCATCTTACGAATAGCTTCATTGGTGGCATTTGTTCTATTCAGAAGTCTACCACTTAGAGAGTTATTACTATAAGCACCAGTCTCTTTTTTATCAATTGCTTGCTGACTTTGACCACTAAACCATGAGAATGGATTGAGTAGATTAAATCCACCTTTCGGTCCACCTTCTCCCCCAACTAGTCCACCACCCTTATATCCATCTCTTCCGTTTACTACCTTTGGTTGATTAGTTCCGCCGCCAGCAGCGTTCATTCCCTCAAGAGTTTTGACGCCATACTTTTGCACGGCACCACGGGACATGACAAACTCACCAGCGGTAAGCATTGCTGGAACTTTATCAGTTCCACCAGGTCCATCTACCTCTCCCCCAGATGGAATCTCTAATTCTACTTCTGTAGGTTTAGATAGTTTAACAGTATTATCTTTATTGTTAAATTTATCAAATAAAGTACCAACACCAGCACCAGCAAGTGCTCCAAGTGGACCAAACATAGATCCAAGTGCAGCACCTTTCATGGCGCTTGACATTCCTGAATCTTTCTTTACCGTCTGAGGTGTTGGTTGAATCTTTGGTTGTGCTAAACCACCACCAGAAAATCCTTGAGTTTGTTGCTCTCCACCCCCACCTGCTATGGCAGTAGTAGCAGCGTAAGTCCCTCCAACTGTTAGTGCAGTGGTGAGTCCAGCAGTTAGAAGTTTTCCTTTTTTACCACCAAGTAATCGTGCAAACCCCCTAGCACCTTTTAATTTCTTTGCTGCTAAAAGTTTTGCAATGGCAGCAGTGAGTCTTACAGCACCACCAATTAAGGTTTTTGTAAGTCTAAAGATAAATCTACCTAGACCAGTACCAAAGACAAGATAAAGTGATAGTAACTTAGGCCAATGCTTACCTAAGAAGTCAATAATGTTTCCTATTTTTTTCTGATTCTGTGGATCGCTAAACCAATCCACCAGTTTCATCAAAAACTTTCCAAGTAATATAGTGGTAATGAAACCAAATATCTTATCAAAAATACTTTTGACAGGTTGAACTATTTTTTCAGCAGTTTTAACTAACGCACTAAATCCTTTCTTTAAATTTTCTTTAGCGAGTTTTCTTCTATCTCTCTGTGCTTTCTTCCTATCAAACTCACCTTCTTTCTTCTTTAAATTATATTGATTCTTTAAAGTTTTAGCAATGTTATCAACTGACTTAGCAATTTCTGCTAGAAGGTTTCTTGGTTTTTCTTCTTTTGCTTTCGCCTTTTCAGGTTTCTCCTGGGTTTGAGGTGCCTGATAAGTAACTATCACACTTGTCGGTAATGCCTTTGGTGCCACTTTAACGTTAGTGGCAGATCCCTTTTTAAATGAACTTGCAGATATTTTTGTTTTTCTTGCTTTGAACTTAGGGTCTGCTGCTTTTCTTTTCTTTCTTACTTCTAAAATTTCTTTTCTAAGGACAGCACTACGAGCATCACCCTTTCCTTTTGTTTGGAACTCAATGGTCGCTACTGCTTCCATCAATGCGCCAAGATAATCCTGCTCAGACAGGTCATCTAGGTCTACACCCATCTCTAAGAGTATTTCTATTGGATCGGTGCTAGTCCTAGATGCCATTCGCTTGCTGATGCTTTAACTTTTCTTCTTCAAGATGTTGTTGTAATAAAGCGACGTAGATATCACGTTCCCAAGGTATCATATTTTCTATTTCTGTCAATGAATATTTATGGTACTGAATCAAGGAAAAATTTAATCTTAAGTATGATTCAAGGTTCATATGAACCATACCTACGCGAAAAAACTTGCCAGTCCCTCAAGAATAACTTCACTCTCAACATTAGTTACTGGATTAGTAACAGAAATAGTATGCTTCAACTTCGGCATTGTCTCAAAGAACTTCTCAACATTTTTGAAATGTGAAGAATTCATTGACTCAAGGAATTCGTTGAGTTCTTTCTTCGTACAATCTGCAGCAGCCCATACTTCTTCCTCACTACAGATAGAATCAATACAAGATGCAATCAACTCGAATGATTGATCCATTGCATTTTTATTTTCAAAGTCAAAATTATTTTTAATAAATTGATCCAGAGAAGGATACTTCATCACCATCATCAAGTCATCGCCAATCTTGATTTTATTATCATGCTCATCAACTTTCTCGACGCGAATATCGTCAATGTTAATCTGAACAGGTACTTCAGTCTCTCCATCATCAGGACAAATAATATTAAGTTCGACCTCTTCTCCAACAGATTTACCTCGAATGTTGAGGAAGAGGAATTCAATATCAAAAGTAGGAAGGTTTTCTACTTTGATTCCTTTCGTCTTAATACAGTTCTTGATAACACTCTTGATAGCATTAGTAATCTGCTTGGTGTCCTCACTCTCAAGAGCGATGACCAAAATCTTTTCCTCTTTTACAAGGAAAGGTCTAAACTGAACTGTTTCTCCTGTTGATGGCAATTCAAGTTCATAAGTTGGTGTAGCAATCTTAGGTAAAGGCATGATGTCCTATAGAAATTTTCAGTATGATTATTTATTGGGTTAACGTGGATCTAATCCAAGTGCTTGTCTTGTAGTGAGAAGAGGTCCATCACTTCCTCCATCCATTCTGGCACCAGTAGCAGTGTCCCGCTCAGTAAACTGAGTTCCTGGACCGTTGGTATTGCCAAAAGCTTGAGCAGTAGCATTGGCAGCAGTTTGAATTTTTTTAACTGGAGATTCTGCTGGAAATGCTATTGAAGATGAAGTGGGAGAACCCTGTGTTCTCTTAACAGTATAACGTATATAATTCATTGAAACAGTACACTTCAAAAGGTTTGCTACATCATAAGAAACTGGCATTGAGTTAATCGCTATAGGAAATGCTCTATAAAATTGATACTCTAAGTATTGTCCTGTAGATGACCATCGGGGATTCCCCATTGGATTTGTAGCTTTCCTTCCATAGTCCTTCTCAAACTTATATACCTTGAGTCCTTGATCAGCAGTGTAATCATCTGGATAGTTCATTCTATAATAGTAATTTTTAGCGGTCAATTCATTGCGATCAAGATCAACAAAGTTGTCAGTGGTTCCTGCTCCAGTTATAAAATCAATCCAAGTTTCAAAGAACATGATGGGTAAATAATTTTCAACATCAACATAGAAAGTAAAGTCAATTCTATCATCAAAGAATTTTCTATGAGCGTGTCTCTCTGTAACACCAGTTCTATCATTATTAATTTCAAGTGTAGCAACACTAGATCCAGGGAGAACTGCCTCAGAGCACAGTAAATTTAAAGTCTCCTGAGATGTCCCCCAAGTGATTCCATTCTTAGATAATTTACTACTAAATCCAGTATCACTTCCAGCAGAAGAGGGTAGAGGAATCTCCACTAAAAAATGAGATGTTAATGCTGGTCTTAGTAACGACGATTTTATATCGTCGATTGTCTTTACGCTAGGCATCTATAAATAGTTTTTACCTTATATACTATGTATGGGAGAAAGTATAAAAAGTAAATACAAACCTTCCTTTCCAAAGAAATATAAAGGCAATGTTGAGAATATCATATGCCGTAGCAGTTGGGAGAGAAAGTTTTGTCGTTACTGTGACCTGAATGAGAACATTCTTGAGTGGGGTAGTGAAGAATTTTATATACCCTATGTCTCCCCTGTTGATAGGAAAGTGCATAGATATTTTCCAGACTTTATTATCAAAGTAAAAGAAAACACTGGTGTGATTAAGACATATGTGATTGAAGTAAAACCCTATCGGGAAACTTTACCACCAGTACCAGGTAAGAAACAAAAGAAAACTTTGATACGTGAGTGTAAAACCTACGCAGTCAACCAAGCAAAATGGAAAGCTGCTATTGAGTTTTGTGCCGATAGAAGAATTGAATTCAAGGTAATCACAGAAAAAGAACTTGGGATTAAATGAACCGTATCGAACCCATACTCGATGAAATAAATGAGTCGTTTGATCAAGAAGATCAAATGCTTATGATTATGGATGCCCTAAGAGATACTGTAACTCCTGCACCTGAACCAGGAACAATTTGTACCTTTGTTTACAATGCAAAAACTCCTGGAATTACATACGATCAACACCCTCTCGTTGCTGTAACTGAATTATTCCAATGGGGATTTCGTGGACTCAATTTCCATTGGAGACAATACAGACAATATACTTGGGAAGAACTTGCAGGTCAAGTATACATTGTAAAGAGAGAAGAACTTGATGATCTGATGTCAATACAATATGGAAAATTTATCCTAAATAAGTAAAAAGATAGTGTGTAATGGCAACATACGGGGGAGAAAGTAAACGGTTTGAATATAAGGGTAAGCAACTATACGCTGTGGTAGATGCAGAGACCGGTGAGGCAACCATTTATGAAGATAAGGGTATATTGCCATCAAATGTAGTTGGGACAATGAAACCGGGTGAAGACTTTGTATTTGACGATGGGGCACTGTATAGTATTCCACCAATTTTTAATGATTCCGAAGCAAAAGAATTTTTGAGTGAGTCTAATGTAAAGAATTTAAGACAGCAAATAAACAAAACAGTTGTAGACG